GCCGCTTATTGTACTAATAAAAGACGTGCTGGATGTCGTATCTATATGATCTACGCCAGCGCCGATAAACGTCACCGGGAACTGCGTCGCGTTCTGGAACACATCCAATGTCGAGACGACTTCGCCTATCGACGGCGATGGCGGCAACGTAACCTGGATCGGCGCCGCCGCAACATTCTCGATATAAACCCGCCCCTTAAAATTAAGCGGCAACGCTGTTGAACTACCAATGATCAGAGGTAGTACAAACTCCGGTGTGATATCGCCCGAGGAAACCAATGCCGGATTGAGCGGCCAATCAATAGTTACCAGGATATCAACCTGCCGGCGCCGGTTCGAGGTCGAGCCGGTCATCGCGAACGAGACTACGTAGGTCAGCCCCGGAGTCCCAGCTACTACCTTTATCTCGACGCCCATCCCTTCCATGCACGGGATGGCTTCGTCGACGATTTTTAGTGGGTAAATATCTTCTGGCGGTAGCGTCGCACTCGTATTGTCGAGCGGATAATCAACCTGCCAAGGCGGCTGTGGCGGAGGCGGAGGAGCCGAGGCAATCGCGACGTGGTCGATAACGCCGACGACTTCCTCATAGTCTAACCATTCAGAAAAATCCACGATGAACCGGGCGACATCGAGGTTCTCTTTGTTGACCGGGCCAAAGGGCTGGCCCTTGTCGTCATCGACATCCACCTGGAAGATATATTCGTTCGCCATCAGTAGAGCCCCTTAGGGTGCCCGGTGGCGAAGAGCGGGAATCTCCAGGTAACCCCCTCGGTCAGGTTACCGTTTTGTACCAGGGCGCGAGCCCGGCCGACCCCGCTGGTGTACATCGCGGCATACAAACGTGCGGCTTGTACGCTCGAATAAGGTTTCATCGGCTGTAGATACAACCGGTACATGACCCCGGCGCACAGCGTGTCAAACCATTGCGACCAGATGTCGTAGGGCAGCGGTACGTCGATGTCCTTTGGTTTAAGTGCTAGGGTGATCTCACCCTTGCGTACGTTGTCAGGAACAGGGGTTTGCAAATCGCGGACACGACCGGGGGGTTCAAAACGGGCGTTGTACAACCCGCGGAACTGCATCATCCGGCAGACGCGCCAGTGTGAATCAAACGGATCAAAATCCAGGGTCATGACCCCGGGCTGCATGATCCAGTAGACATGCTCGCGACGCAGCGTCGTGCGCTGATAGAAATCCTCGATCGTGTTCCAGGTCTCCATGCGCAGCATGTCGTAGGTGACACCGGCCACCAAGGCCTGGATGTTATCGTAGAGACGTTTGATGTCCGGATTATCCTCCAGATAATCCGGCTCTTCCCCAGGCTGGTGTCGTATCCCGGAGTCAGCGGGCGGTGGGGGATGAGGCGGCAGCCCACCCTGGGATGCCGCAATGATCCACTGCGACGACGTGCCGTCATTGTAAAAAATATAAAGCTGGCCGTCGGCGCTCGACCACCACAGATCGCCATTAGCCGGAGCTAATGGTTCGGTATCACTTATGGTGACGTTGGCGCTGGCCATCAGGAGGCCGTGGTCAACAACTGTTGTACGAACTTGTTCATCAGCGTGACCGCGCGGCCCTGTTCGGCAAACGTATCTTCGACCAGCTCGGCACGGCCGCTGATGTAGAACAGCAGTGGTGAGTAAAATTGGTCTTCGATCGGAAACACCGTGTTCGCATCAGTCGGTAATGTGTAACGCGGGACTGGGTTACGCAGCCCGAAAGTCAGCCACGCATCCGGACGCTTAGCGCGGATCTGCGACAATCCTTCGTTGGCGATCATAACCAGTTCGTTGTCGGTAAAACGCGGCGCTCCCGAAATCGGGATCGTGTCGTTGATAATCTCGCGCGTCTCCGCGATCAGGCCGCCAATCGTACGTGTCGCATAAGTCGGCATCTTATTCCCCGGAATAAAAGTAGAGCCGGGCACCTAATAACGTGGTGCAGTGTGGGCACGCCTCAGTGCCCGGCCCCTCCCCCCGCGGGAAGCTCACTTAGGCGCAGCGTAGATCTCGACGAGCGTCGTGCCGTCCAGCACCTTGGCACCGTAGACCTGAAGACCACGCAATAACGTGCCAAAGGTCAATTCGGAGCGCATCGATTCGACGTTTGAAATCTGCGAAGCAAATGTCAAACCCGCCGGGTGCCCGGCAAAGATGCGGGTTACCTTGTGCGTGGTGTCGGTCAGGGTCGGCAACAGGTTCGAGCTATACAGCGTGAACCGATCGATCATCCCCAACCGGCCGTTACGCGCCAAGGAAATCCCATCGCCCGAGATCGAGGCGTTGCGCAGGTCGGACTTCTTGATCATCGAGCCAAACCACGGCGGAATGACCAACCAGCGACCTGTCTCAGGGATGTTGTACTCGTCCAGGCATTGTCCAGCGTCGACAATGACGTTGATGATCGTCGTCGGGTCTGGGATCAACGGCGCCGCCGGTGCACCGAGGTTAATATTCAGGGAGACAACCCCGGCTGTCGCGCCTTTGTTGGCCGCAGCAACACCAGCGTCGACGATTCCCAGGACCGAAGTATCGATCTGGATCTTCATCTGCTCGGACGCGTCGTCGGCCCACATGGACAACAGCTCCATGTCGGATTGAAGGCGCATGATGTCGTCGAGCACGAGATTAAAGTACTTCGCATAATCGATCGTCAACTCGACGGTCGCACCCGACGGCCGGTCAACCGTAAGCGCCATGTCGAGCTGGTAATCACGGATCGAGATCGTAGGCTTGGTACGGATCTTGACCTTATCGCCCATATTGCGGATCTCGCCCTCGTAGTCGGTATTGGAGATCGCGTTGAGGACGGTAGCCGCGTAGAACTTCTCGATCAGTTTCCCAGCCCAGATTTCGGGAACGAACACACCACCGGCGGCCGCGCCCGTATAGGCGGGACTGGCGGCAGAGCCGGAATACGGCGTGCCTTGTGAAATAGCCATACTGGCCTCCGAAGGTTACACGTTACGCACGCGTCCTTCGTTGACCGCCGCAAAGATCTGCCGCTCCAACTGCTCGGATTCGACTTCCCGGCCCCGGTAGCGTCCCTTTAGGCGAGCATCGAAGAACGTCTGGATTTCGCGGTTGGTCCAGATGCGTTGGTCCGGAGCGCCATTATCAGGTGTCGCATGAGAGCGGCCTGGAGCCGCGTAAGCCACCAGATTCCCCGAACCCGCTACCACCGTGCTGGATGGCGTCTGGGTCTGGTAAGCCGGTAACTGGCGCGGAGCGGTATGCTCGAGATACGCCTTAAAGAAACGCCCGGTGCGAACCGCGTCGCCCTGGGCGCAAGCATCGTTTAACATCAGTTGCCGCGGCCGTCCACTAAAGGGATCGGGCTCACGCAGCCAATTCATAAAATCCTGGTCATGGTTAAGCCGCTGCCAATGAGGCGCTAGCTCAGGATCGAGATCAAACTCGCGCTCTAACCGCTCGCGGGCAGTCAGGGCGTTTTGTTCGCTCAGCTGCTGCTCGAGATCATGCATACGCCGATCCAGACGATCGACGTGCGGCGCCATGCGCGCTTCGGACCAGTTCTGCGCTGAACCGATCAGCTCGGGGCCGTAAGCGACTACATCCTCCTCGGGTACCTGTGTCGTTAACGACGCAGTTGGAGGGGGAGCTGGCGGTGCGGTCCGCATCGCCGCTATCAGCTGTTCCAGGCTCTGCACCTGACCGCGAAGCTGTGGGACTTCGCGGTCATACTTCCCTTGAAGTGTTTTATAACGCTGCACCCACTCGTCTGGACGGGTGGGTTGCACCGGAGTTTCCAGCGGAAGCTCGGGCTGGTGTCCCTGTTCCTGCACCGGAACCGGTGCAGGAACAGGTTCCTGCACCGGATGTTGGGATTCTTCGTTAGCCCGATTGATCTGCTCGGATAACTCTTCGGCACGCCGCGCTGCCCTTCGGACAGCTGCGGGTAGTTTGGGCGTGTAATCAACCGAATCCGAACCCATCGGTGGTACCTGCTGTGCAGGTACCGATCCATTCGGAGTAGCTTCTGGTGTCTGGTCAGACATCTCAGCCTAACTTCTCGATCTGAGTTTCACGGATGAACGGTTTTGTGCGTCCGGCGATGACCCCGTTGCCGGGGCCTGCCTCGATCACGTCGATCGCCCAAACCACGTCGCGCAATCCCCGGGCATAACCACAGGCATCGGAGTCGCCGGTCTCTATGGCGGCGTGCATGAACTTTCCCATTTGCTCAGACAGTGCGAGTTTAAAAGCTCGCCACTCGTCGCTTCCCTTAAGGCGGGAAATTGCGTCAAACGCAGCCGAACCGAGGATCAGGCTCACCTAGAACGACCCTCCCATCAAATCCGACAGGCTGCCCTCCAGGCTGCTGCTTTTCTTGCCGTAATTGTTAAAGCTGTGAGCCAGCTGCGAGCCACCACCAGCACCGGTAAGGCCGGCGCCGCGCATACCCGTAATATTGCCGAGGTTGTGTATCCGCAAACGCTTCCCAACCGGGGATTGGAAGTTGCTCTGTTTCGGGGCGCCACCACCCATGCCCAGATCACCCAGGGGCTGATTGGGCAGGTATGTCGGCGTGGGGGTAGGGGTGGAACGAGCCATCAGTACTCGTCCTTTCCACCGCCGTTGCTGCTGCCGGCGTCAGGATCTCGACCCGTAGCTGGATCTACCCCGCCGACGTAGATATCGGTAGCAGGTCCGGACTTGTAGGCTTGTGGGTCCATCTTGATTTTTGAACCCTTCGGGTAAGTTCGCGGGCTTCCCGTAGGCCCACTCTCGGAATCACCCCGAGATGCCCCACCTTTAGGCCGGTTACCCTCGGTGCTCATCGAGATCTGCTTGCCTTTGGGGAAGCTGTCGGCCATCGGACCCTCACTGAGTGATCGTGTTTGTACGCGGAGCTTGGTTCTGCATCGTGGGTATCTGGGGCACCGGCGCCTGCATCCCCTGGGCTTGCGCTGCAAGCCCAGCAGGTCCAGCAGGCCCAGCAGGCCCCAGTCCTGCAGGACCGGGGCCTCCTGGCCCTGCGGCGGGACCAGGAGGTCCCCCAGGCCCTCCTGGCCCAGCTGCTGGCGCAGCTGCGCCACCGCCGCTCTTGGCAGCGGCCTGTTGCTGCTGAAGCTGCATCTGCTGCTGCATCAGCGTTAACTGTAATTGCTTCTCGTCGTCGGCCTGTTTCTGGATCGTGTCGTCGTCGGGCACGATGTCGTCCGGTAGGCCCAGGTCGCCGGCGAGGGCGCGCAGGATGCGCGCCCTGCCGACTTCTCCAATGAGTTTGGCGTCCAGTGGATTGGCGGTTAATTGTAAAAACTGAAGGCGTTTCTGCTGCTCGGTGTCCTTCTGGAGCGCGACAACGACGCCATTTACCTTGATCTGCTCGTTACCCGTTAACATTCCAGATTGGTCTGTTAACATCAGCATGTCGTAGAGGGTGGTTAAAACCCCCCGCATGATGTCTTCGTCGACGTTAGCCGCGACGGTCTGGAGGACTTTCTGGGCGTTGCCCATCAGCATCGACAGACCAGAAGCTGTCCGGCCCGCCCCGCCCTTTATACTCTCACCCGTACTGTAACGAGGGATGGCAGATATATCATCGGCGATCCCCGAGACCGCCGAGTATATCGTCATTAATTCTTGAGCGTTTGAGTTAGGCTGAAAGAAATCCACCGGATTTCTTCCTTGGCCCAGCGGGTTAGATACTACCTTCCAGCGTTTCCAGGGGTAAAGGTTATCTTCGTCAGTGCTGGGGTCCAGTAACTCTGTGTTGATAACAACCTGAGGCCCGGAGGCTATGCTCATGTTGTTAACCAACGCGCGCAAGGTTGCATTGGCAACCTCTTGGAGATCCTCGATGATGTCCGGAATACCGTGGCCGGCTATGCTGCCGGGGACTTTCTCAAAACTGGTTACATAATAGGGGTGGCGTTGTCTTGGGTTGGGCTGGATCTGGGTTTTAATCGTGTATCTGCCGACTACCCAGGACTGTACTAAATAATCTCTATCCAGGTCCGGTAGCTGATCCCGTGTGATCCCTGCGTCCAGGAGGACGCGGCCTTGAATATAACCGTGGTATTCCGCGGCATCGATCAGGTGTGACTGGTTTTGGGTGGGGGATTCCCTCCCTGCCAGCAAAGCTGTTTCGACGTCTGGAGCGTCCATCCAGTCACGCAAACCTCTTGCGTAATCTTCCAGGGCGCCACGAACTGCTTCTTCGTTGTAACCCGGCAGATCCATGACCTGATTCAGGTCTTTGCGGGTTAATTTACGACGCTCGATTATTTCCGCGTCTTCTATGTGTTGTGCCCCGGGGTCCCAGTAGATGTCGTGGGGCGCTACCCGCTCCCAGTACATCTGGGGCACCATGTCAACCGTCGCTTGACGGTTGTTCCAGACGAGCTTGGGCGACATCCGGACTGTAGGGCCTTTTAAACACGCGTAAGGGAAAAGCGCGAGATCGATCAGAAATTCACCCAGCGCGTCGTAAAAACCCCCGCTCTGGAGGATGTCGTCCATCTTGTCGGCCGCTGCTGCGGCCTGCTGGTTAGCCTGTCGAAGAGCCGTTTGCTGGGCCTGATGAATTAAACCAGCGAAACGAGTGTGGGCTGCGTCGGGGCTTAGCGGGGCACCCCCTGCTTGGAGGCCGGCGGCTTCGCTGGATACCAAGTGGGCGATCATCGTCATCACCTGTGCGGGCACAGGCGGGTCCGGCTGGGACTGGACGTCCCACGGGCGTTCAGCGCCCAGGTACACATCCCTGAGCAGGGATGTGGCACCCCGGCATTTCACGGCCGCCAAGCGGCTGTAAACGATAGATCCGCCGAATTTTACAATTTCCGCCAATTTACCCGGGTCGTACTGACCCTCGAACATACGTTGGGCGCGCAATAATCTGTTGTTGAGGGAGTTGTGCCCCATGTTCCGCTGGTTGCGGAACGCCTGCCAACGCTGTCGTATGTAGTTGCCTAGATCATCTGGAACCGCTTCTTTGCGGTTGCGTTCCCGCAACCGGTCGGTTTGTACCTGATCTCCCTGGTCTAACTCTGCGGGTGTAACAACTCGAAGAAACCCAGGCGCACGGGTGCCGCCGGTTGAACCAACCGTCGGCGAAGATGCAGTGAGGCCAGGGATTGCCTGAGGCAAACAACCCGCCGATCAAAACACAAGCGACACTGCACGTAAATGTATTACACTTACGTTAACATGGCTGGCAAACAGAAAATCGACCAAGCAGTGGATAAAATCAGCGTCCTCGCCGACGACGCTAACCGGGACGCGTCTTTAATATTGCGATTGCAGTATGACGTTGCCGCTCAGCTCAACACCTACCCGGTAATTGCTAAGCGTTATGGTTTCGCCGGCGAGGAGGATCTGTTTGTGTTCCTTCAGGAACACCCGGAAATTACGAAAAACATAAAACAGATCCGGGCGTTGATCAACAGCGAAGAGAACTCGGAAACCCGGGTCCGGATGAAAGCCGTCCAGGCCACCGAGTTCCTGATTGCTACAACCACCAGTATCGCAGCCGACGATACAGTCAGCCCCCAGCAACGCATCGATGCGTTCAAACAGTTATCCCGGGTTGGCGGAGTTGACGGCGTCAACTCCGCAGCCAAAGGCGGTGCCGCTAGCGGCACCGCCTTCACCCTGAACATCCTGTTTCGTAACCGCGAAAAAGAAACGTTAAGCTTTACCCCCGAAGAACCCGATGTGGCTCTTCCCTCCCCCCGTAAACCGACATCCGCTATCGCCATCGATCCCGACGACGATGGATTTCTCGAGGAGGAGGACGTGTGATGAGTGGTGTTACAATTCTGATTATATTGGTTTTTGCGTTTGTTTTAGCGGTAGTCGAAAGTTTCGTAGGCCGGCCTGAAAGACCGGCTTATTGGCCCTGGCTGGTACCTCACCTGGGTTGGTTAGCTATCGCGCTGTTTATCCTGGTTGAAATCCTTCAGCGCAGCTGGAGGGTGTAACCCTCCATGGACTACGAGCCGCCGCCCACCATCGAGGAGTTCATGCACGACAAGCACAGGATACGTGTGCTTGTCGGGCCTCTTGGTTCTGGGAAAACCATGGGTTGCATCATGGAGTTGTTGAGGTGGGCTTCAACTCAAGCACCCCATGATGGGGTGCGGCACACAAGATTCGCGCTTATAAGAAATACCCTACAACAACTAAGACAAACTGTCTTAGCCGATACGATGAGTTATGTAGGCGGGATGGCGAATTATTATACTACCGATTCGACCATACAGTTTAGATTAACCCTGCCAGACAAAACAAAAATGCACTCGGACTGGGCCCTTCTTCCTTTGGATACAAAGGAAGATGTCCGGCGGTTGTTGTCGCTACAATTAACGGGTGCGTGGATCAACGAACTCCGGGAAGTGCCCTTTGATATTATCCGGCCCCTCCTAGGCCGGTGTGGAAGGTACCCTTCCAAAGTTTTAGGGGGTGCAACAAGGCGCGGGATCATCGCAGATACCAACCCCTGGGATACCGATTCACCCTATCACGACAGAATGGTTCTAAACCCGCATCATTCATGGAAGATTTTTCACCAACCCTCTGGGTTATCAGCCGAGGCTGAAAACATAAAAAACCTGCCCGAGGGTTATTATGAAGAGTTGTTAAGTGACAAGGACCAGGACTGGTCGCAGGTCCATGTAGAATCTCAATGGGGTACGTCTAACGCGGGGCAGGCGGTGTTCCGGCGAAGTTTTAATACACCCACGCACGTCAAGGATATTACCCCGACAGTAAACCCCTTATTACCCATTATGATAGGCGTGGACTTTGGAAGAACACCCTGTGCCGTGATAGGCCAGCATGATAACTACGGTCGAGCCATAATATTCAAAGAGGTAGTTACTGAGAGCATGGGATTAATCCAAATGCTCGAGGAACATTTGTTACCTATTTTACACGCTCCACCTTTTATTGGTAAGCGTGTTTTTATTGTTGCCGATCCCGCCGGGGTCCAAAAATCCCAGACCGGGGAGGAAACTCCCTTTGATGTTTTGCGCGAGCATGGGTTGATGGCCTACCCGGCCGCGTCCAACCTGATCGAACCTCGGTTGTTATCGGTCGAAAAGTTATTCAGGCAGACAGCCATGGGGCAGCCGGCCATCCAGATCTCGCGGTCTGGCTGTCCCACCCTGATCCAAGCCCTCGGGAACAAATACCGTTACCGTCGCAGGCGCGACGGCCAGCTGGATGATGTCCCTGAGAAGCTTCACCCCTGGTCGGATATTTGCGACTCCCTCCAGTACTTCTGCCTCGGCACCCAGATGAACCTGACCGGCCGGGTTATTCAGCGAAACAACCGGATGATGGGGGCCCGGACTATTCGTGGTCCGAATAGCGGAGGCAGGGTTACCTCGGCAGGATGGACGTAGAATGGGTCATAGAGCCCCTACGGCGCCGCTGTAGGGGCCTAAAGGATTTTGGCCCTCCCAGGGGGGCCAAAATCCTTTAGGCCCTCCAGGAGGCTTTAGAATGGCCCAGATCACCGATGATGAAATCACCACCGAGCGGCTGGTCAAGATCGCGGCCAAGATAGGAAAAATCCTCGAACCCTACGATGGCAACATAGCCTCGTTTGTCCTGGCAACAATACTCCACCAGTTATTAAAACAACTGGATTTCGAGTACCGGCTGCGATCGATCCATATGATGTCCGATCCGGGGGATTTTACCCATGAGCACGAATGAACTCGACGAACTCAAATCCAAATACAAATACCGACCGGGCTGTGTCGGGTTGTTGTTGTTTTTTACAGGGGATGGATCTGGAAAAACCAAAGGGTTCTTCGCCAACATCGAAACCAGAACCCTCGAGGCGTTCTGGGAGGTGTGGCCGGAAATATGCATGCAGGCCGCTGAAGTGGCGGGGGTAACCGGTGGCCCCATTGAGGCCACCGGGGCCATGATACACCAAGCTTTAGCTCAGGGGGAATATACCAACGCCAAGAACAGAGCTATGATGGCTAGTGCCAGCATCTGGCTGTTCAGCCAGATTGCGGAGCAATCTGATGTAATTAAATTACATCGCGGCGA